CGCGAAAATGCCGTTGAAGTTAAGATTTCTAGAGAGCGAGTTATCGTTGGAGACAAGGCTCCATGGAAAAAGAAAGACAAGGACTATAGAGATTAGTTCCTTTTGAGAAATAAACATACTATTTATATGAGAATATTAGTTTTAAGGAGAATTATTAATGCCTAGTAAATTTGATTTTATATCACCTGACATCCTTCTACGTGAAGTTGATGAAAGCCAAGTGCCAAACGAAGTAACCGATGACGGTGCTTTGATTATTGGACAATCTATAGCAGGACCTGCTATGAAGCCCGTCAAGATAAAGAACTTGAACGAGTTGTATGAAATTTTTGGAAGACCACAAAGTGGAAAAAGCAACGCAACAGATATCTGGAGAGATGGAAACACAAAACTTCCAACTTACGGACTCTATGCTGCTCAAGCATGGCTTGCATCTGAAACTTCACCTGTTACATTCGTAAGGCTTCTTGGAGAAGATCAAGCATCTTCTAAGCAAGGTGGTTCTTATGTAAAAGCTGGTTGGACTCTAGATCACGGCGTAAGCGCAACAGTTGCTAGCAATAAACTTGCATACGGTCTCTTTGTAGCACCTTCTGCTTCTACCGGAGCAGCAAACGGTACTTTGGCTGCTATTATCTATACATCTGGAGCTGCACTTGCTCTCAGTGGAACAATCGCTGGAACAACAAGTACAACAACAGCCTCTGCTGGTGTTATGATTAATTCAGATAGTACATCAGGACAACCAAACACATTCAAACTTGAAGTTCACACTGGACCTACCACAAGTGAATCATTCACTTTTCACTTGAATGACAATGTCCAAGACGGTTTCATTCGCAATGTTTTGAATTGTAACCCACAGAAATTAACTTCTACAAACCAAGCCACCACTGAGAAATATTTCCTTGGTGAAAGTCACGAAACCAACATTAAAGAGATCGTAACAGATACATCTTCTAGTGCTGGAAAGCAAGTTGGAGTACTTCTTCCATTGGCTAGTGGTTCTGCTTACTGGGCAGACCAGAGAAGAGAAGCAACAGCGGCTAAGGCTGGTTGGTTTGTCAATAGAAATCCAAACCCAACAAGCGGATATGCTTCATATGATTTGCTTAATGCAGACAAATTGTTCCGCCTTATATCTCTTCATGACGGAGAGTGGTTCCAAAGAAGCTATGCTGCTGTTATTCAAGATCTTAAACTTGGAACAGTTACAAATCCAGACTCTTCATTCACAGTTGGAATTCAAAATCTTGAATCCGGTCTTATTGAAGAAACTTTCACCGGATGTACCTTGAATGAAAATTCAGAAGATTTCATCGGTAGAAGAATTGGTACTCAATTCCAAACTTGGGATCAAACAAACGACAAGTATATCCTTAAGGGTGATTATCCAAATGTTTCTAACTATGTTTATGTTGAAATGTCTGATGCTTGGAAAGCTGGTCTTTCTGATACTTTTGCTCTACCATTTGGTTTCTATGGACCTGCTCGTCCTGTTGGGTTTACTCTTAAAAGAGAATCAACTGGACCACAATTGCACGGAGATGGTACAAATGCTGGTTCTAAAGCTTCAGCGGTTTTGACTTTTGGCTCATCCGTTCCATCCGATGGCGCTCTCACTATAGATTTTGGTGTAGAAGGAACATATACTTTAACATTTGATGGCAGCGCAGGATCAACAGATGCTAGCATTGGATCAGACAAAGAGGCAACAATAGATTCTAGCGCGGAAATTGATTCTGCTGGTAATGCTCAAAGAGTTTTACTACTCTTAAGAGATGGGGTAACAGGGGATAATTTGAAAAATCTCTATACTTTTGCCTACGATGGAAGTTCAGCTGGAGCAGAGACAGTTACCATAACTGCAAAAGAAAATGGACCAGCTTATAACATAACAATAACAGAGGCTCTGAGTAATATAGCATCGTCAATATCTGCTGGTACAGATTCGGACGACACTGTTCACGCTTTTGTTGACGATTCAAAGTCTAGTTCACTTGCGATTGGTCACACTGCAGCAAACGCGTTTATTAACACCCACTTATCAAACGTTACTTCTTCTTACAAATTCCCAACATTCCGCCTCACAGAGACCGGAACAAAGAATGGTGGAAACTATAGAAAAGAAGATTACTTTGGGGTTAGACACGCGCGCGATAATGATGCGAACACTTCTGCTATCTTTGAAGGAAAAGATTATAAAGATATCGTTCGTGCACTTCCTGCTGGTTTGGATATTTTTGCTAGCAATGGCACTTCAACAGAGACTGCGTTTGTTTTCTCTCTAGATGAAGTCATTGAAGATACAAATGGCAAGTATTATTACTCTTCCGGATCTCACGCTGCTCAAACAGCTGTTACTTCAAATAGTGGAAGTAAAAACCTTCTAGAAACACAGAAAGTTAGACAATTCAGAGCTCCATTCTTTGGTGGGTTTGATGGTGTTGATATCACTTTGGTTGATCCGTTCTCAAGTGCAATCGCTCTTAGCGGGAAAAATGAAACTAGTTCTTATGCATATTACTCTGTTAACAAGGTCATTGATCTTATATCAGATTCAGAGATTGTTCAATACGATGTTGTTTCAATGCCCGGACTTACCAATACAGCTCTTCAGAGAGAATTGATAGAGAATACCGGCGATAGAGGAGATGCTCTAGCTGTAGTAGATTTTGATGGTGGTTATCTTGCTGCACACGAAAACAGTGGAACACAAGTTCTTCCTACAGTCAGCGGAGTAATCTCAGATGCTAACACAGCTGATTACAATTCAAGCTATGCTGCGACATACTATCCACCGGTCAGACTTGGTGGTCTTGATTCTGGATTGGTTGTACCTTCTTCAGTTGCTGGTGTTGGAGTTCTTGCTCAAAGTGACGCTGCATCTGGTGCACCTTGGTTCGCTCCTGCTGGATTTAATCGCGGTGGTATCCGAAGACTCGGTGGAAATAACGGACCAAGAGTAGCTCAAGCAACTGAGAATCTTAACAAAGCAGATCGTGACGATCTCTATCAAGTTAATATTAACCCAATTGCTAACTTTCCGGGCGAAGGAACAGTTGTATTCGGTCAAAAGACTCTTCAACAAACCCCTTCCGCTCTTGATCGCATCAACGTTCGTCGTTTGATGATTTACCTCAAGAGCCGCGTTGGTGCAGTTGCAAGAACTGTTCTTTTTGATCAGAATGTAAATGCTACTTGGAACCGATTCAAAGCGTCAGCAAACCCAATCCTTGCGGATGCCAAGTCAAGATTCGGTATTTCAGAGTACAAACTTGTTCTTGATGAGACAACAACCACTCCTGATTATCAGGATCGCAACATTATGTATGCTAAGGTTTTCATTAAACCAGCAAAGGCAATAGAGTTTATTGCTATCGATTTCTCAATTACCCGTTCCGGAATTGAATTCTAAACTAGTTATTAAAGATTATAGGAGAAAATAACAATGGCATTTTGGTCAACAAACGATGTAGAACCTAAAAGAAACTTTAGGTTCCAAGTACAAATTACAGGCTTGGGAACAAACTCTGTTCTCTGGTGGGCAAAAACAGTGACTACACCTGCTTTTGACGTTACAGAAGTAGAACACAATCACTTGGATAATAAATATTATTTCCCTGGGCGTGTTTCGTGGAACGAGGTGTCTTTGAATTTGGTTGATCCAATTTCTGTTGATGCTGTTGCTTTGACTAATGAACTTCTAGAGAGCTCAGGATATGTTATCCCTTCTCAGCCTCCAGCGAATGCCGGGAACCTTAGTACCATGTCAAAAGCAAAATCCACAGCAGCCGTAGGAGATGTAATTATCAGTATTCTTACAGCAGACGGGAACGTAATTGAAGAATGGACTCTGAGAAACGCATTTATTAAATCTGCTAAGTATGGTGATTTAGATTATTCTTCTGATGATCTTAGAACAGTTGAAATGACTTTCCGTTACGATTGGGCAACCTGCGATTCTAGCAATAACCCAAATGGACCGCAAGGAATCTATTTCGACGCATAGGAGCATAAATGTCTTTTTGGTCTGATAAAACACTTGAGCCACTACGAAAGTATAGATTTCAAGTAACATTTGCAGGAGATGTACTTTGGTATGCGAAAAGCGTAACAAGGCCAGCTTTTGATGTTAGTGTGTCCGAGTACCAACTTATAAATCATAAGATCAAGTATCCCGGCATTGTAACTTGGAATGATATTGATATTGTCATTGTAGATTCAACTACAGCGGGAAGAGGTAAAAATTATTACGGTAATCTTTTAAATTCTGGTTATGTCTTTGGAGGAGAGAGTCCAGATGGGATAATGAAGAAACCCAAGCATACGAACAAGAGTGTCACAAATGTTTTAATAGAGCAACTAGATGCAGCCGGAAGGGTCCATGAAACATGGGAACTTATTAACCCATTTGTAAAGTCAGTTAAATTTGGAGAACTTGATTACTCCTCAGATGATCTACTTGAAATAACAATCACAGTTGCATATGACTCAGCAACATTAAACTAAGAGGTATAAATGAGCAGAAATAAAGATAGACTCGGAGGACACACTCCGGAGCCAGCAGAGGCACCACAACAATCGGTAGAAAAAGCTTTTGATCCATTAAGCTTTGTTGCACCAACAGAATTTGTTGACCTACCATCAAAAGGAAACTATCCTGAAGGACATCCACTTCATGGACAAGAAGTTATTGAGATGAGATTTATGACAGCAAAAGAGGAAGACATTCTATCTTCGCAAACTCTCCTTAAAAAAGGAATTGCAATTGAAAGAATGATTGATTCACTTATTATAAATAAATCAATCAAAGCGCAAGATTTATTGGTCGGAGACAGAAATGCTTTGGTTATTGCTGCACGTATCTCTGGGTATGGAGCAAACTATAAAACACAAATAGGATGTCCTTCTTGCGGAACTAGAACGCAATTTGATTTTGATCTCACACAACAAGAAATACATGAGTCATCCGTAGATGAAACTCTTTCAATGCAAAAGTTGGGCAATGGAAGTTTTAGTTGCAAGATGCCCTATTCAAGCTTCAATATTGTCTTCAAGTTGTTGGATGGCAAGGATGAACAGTATTTGGCTAAACTCACTGCAGATAAGAAGAAAAGAAAGATGAATGA